ATAATAAAGAAAATACCTTTTCAGAATTGTGTAGAAGAGTTGCTAGAGTTGTAGCAACAGGTGTTGTTAGAGATAGTGATCAACTATCATTAGTTCAAAACGTAGAAGAAAATATTTACAATGACATGATGTCACACCGGTTTTTATTTAACTCACCAGCTTTATTTTCTGCGGGTGTTGGAATTTCTTCTGACAAAGAAATTTCTCATCTTTTATATGATCCTATAATAACGCAAGAAGATTACGTTTATATAAAGAATCATTTCAATAAAAATCAAATGATGTTTGCTTGTTTCACTGTTAGTGTTCCTGACTCTATAGAAGGAATATTTGACAGTGTAAAAAATGCTGCCATCATATCTAAATACGGCGGAGGAGTTGGAGCTAACTTTGGAAACTTAAGAGAAAAAGAATCATTGATTGCTGGAGGATGTGGAGGAACAGCTAGTGGTCCTATATCCTTTATGGAAACCTGGAACACAATGGGTGCGGTTGTAGTTCAAGGCGGTAAAAGAAGAGCTGCTCTAATGGGTATGCTTAACTCGAGTCATCCAGATATAGAAGAATTTATAGATGTTAAAACAGAGGACGGAAGACTTAGTTACTTCAATGTTTCTGTTGCTATAGATGATAAGTTTATGGATTCTGTTTTTAATGATAGAGATTATGATCTAGTTTCTCCTGCTGATGGGAAAGTTAAAAAAACAGTTAAAGCTAGAGAGTTGTGGGATAAAATCTGTTCAGCAGCTCATAAACGAGGAGACCCTGGAATATTTTTTAAAGATGTAGCAAATAAAGACCACCTTCTAAATGGTTTAAAAGATTATAAAATAGAAACAACAAACCCGTGCGGTGAACAGCCGTTACCAAACGAGAGTAGTTGTAACTTAGGTTCAATTAATCTAGCTGAGTTTGTTGTAGAAGGAACAAAGAACTCTTTTAACTGGGAAGATTTCAAACAACAGATTCTTAGAGCTACATTTTATTTAGATCTAGTTATTGACGTAACACAGTATCCTCTCAAAGATATTGAAAAAAGAACAAAAGCAATTAGACCTATAGGTTTAGGTATAATGGGTTTAGCAGACGCTTGTATAAAATTGGGTATTAGATATGGATCAGAAGAGTTTTTAAAATTTTGTAAGAGTATTGGTGAGTATATGTCAGCTTATTCTCTTATAGGTTCTGTCGCAATAGCTAAAATGTATGGTAGTTTTAAAGAGTGGGATAGAGTTCGTAATACTATGTTTCTTGAGTGCTCAACAACAGAAGATATTTTAAATTGTGCAGATACCCCAGTTTCTTTTAAGGAAGCTGTTAGAAGCATACCATCTGATATAAGAGATGCTGTAGTTGATGAAATATTAAATTCCACAGGTATAAGAAATTCTAGAAGACTTTCTATTGCTCCAACAGGAACTATATCTTTACTGTTGAATACTAGTTCTTCAATTGAGCCAAACTTTGCTTATGAGTGGAGTCGTATGGTTAACATAAGTTCTAGTGAGAAAAAAGAGTTAAAGTATTATCATAGATACTACAGCGATCCCACAGTAAATAAAGATACTTTAGTTTCAGCTCATGATCTTTTACCTATAGAACATATTGAAGCAGTAAAAATATTTGCACCTTTTATAGACAGCGCCATTAGTAAAACTGTTAATCTTCATAAGGACGCTTCTGTAAAAGATGTTAAAGAAATTTATGAATATTGCTGGCGAAATGGTATAAAAGGAATTACAGTTTATAGAGATGGCTCTAGAAGTGAACAGCCTCTGTCTTCTACTAAAGAAAATGAAAAAATTCAGGTTGGAAGAATAAAAGAAAGACCTAAGTTTATGACTGGTGTAACAACTAAGAGTGACAGTCCTTATGGTTCTATCTATCTGACAGCTAACTTTGAAGATACGGGAGCTCTTTTTGAAACTTTTATTTCAGCTGGAAAGAGCGGGTCTGTTTCTAAGTCCGTAACTGAAGCTCTTTCAAGAGTTATTAGTTTAGCACTCAGAGCCGGTGTTAAAGTTGAAGATGTTACAAAAACTATTGCTAATATTTCAGGTTCTGAAGTTTGGGTTTATGAAAATGCTAATGGTGAGGAAGTTTTGGTAAAGAGTATTCCAGACGCAGTGTCTAAAATGTTAGTAGACTTAAACAGAGTATACTCTAAGACGCAGATAAACATAAGTGATTACTACTCAGAAACTAATGATGAAATATTCATAGAAGGAGAGTTGTGTCCTGAATGTGGTAATAAGTTAATATCTATGTCCGGGTGCAAAATTTGTTTGTATTGTTCATGGAGCCCATGTAGATGAGGATGTACTCTTTGTATATATTAGTAAAAAATAAATTAAAGGAGATGTAAATGATGGGATCAAGAACTAAGAACACGCCTAGTAAAGCTACTTCAGCAAAAAGAATTAAAGATTTAGAGAATAGAATGGAAAGTAATGAAATTAATTTTTTCCACGGTGCGCTTAGAGCTGAGTCAACAATAAACTTGTTGTTAGCAAAAGGTGTTATAACTCAAGAAGAGTTGGAGAAAGAAATTACTAAGTTAGTTCACATTGCGCAGAACATTCCAGTAGAAGAACAGTTAACTGAAGTAGAAGTTAGTAATAAAGATAAAAGAGACAATGTTGACTTTCCAGAATCTATAGGAATCGGATTGGAAACACCAGTAGAAGTAGAACCAGAGTTGAAGATAGAAGTTAAAGAATAGTTAAATAATCAAGAGCCGCAACAGCGGCTCTTGTTATCTGTTTGTTTACAAAGTAAAGATTTTGTGTTATAATAGAAGTATAATTGGAGGTTTAAATGAAGAGGTTAAATTTTTTACCAACTAAGATAAAGTACAATTCATACAATAAAAATATTGATCTTTACTATAGATTGAAGAATTCAAAAAAACTTCACAAGACTGTGATGCCTTTTGATCATTATATCTTTATATCTTCTACATATAGAAGATATGGTGATACAGATGAAATTTATAAACTATTAGATACTAATGAAGAGTTAGTTAAGCTTTACAGTACTCCTAAAGATTCTTATGATCTATTTAAAGAAAATCGTTATGTTACAGGTGAAGCAGATGTTTCACCTGAAGTAAGGTTTGTTGTCGACAACTTTAGTGATTATGAGTATCCTCTTTCAATAGAACCAAGAGTATTTTACTTGGATATTGAAGTGTATTCGCCTGACAACAAAATGCCCAGTTTCTTAAACAACAAAGCAAGTATCAATGCAATTACAGTATATGATAACTATACTAACAAATACTACTCTTGGTTTTTGTTAAATTCTTCTAAATCTGAGAAGAACATTAACGGTCTAGAGAAAAAATTACTCGAAGAAACAAAAGATTTCGGTGAACTTGAAGTGTTGTATTTTTCTGATGCTAAACGTTTGTTAGCATCATTTCTTCAGTTTGTAGATAAAAATTGCCCGGACATCATAACAGCTTGGAATTCAAAGTTTGATATTCCATACATAGTTAGAAAAGTGTATGATTATTTTGGTATGAACGGTGTGAAAAATATTTCACCCTTTAAGTCCTACAGTTCAAGAGTTAAATTTGCTGTTGAAAAAGAAACAGACTTAAAAGAAGATGCTATTATTCCAGGGATAGACGTGTTAGACATGATGGAACTTTATAAAAAATACAACATGTCACAAAAAGCTTCTTACGCTCTAAAAGCAATCAGCGAAGAAGAATTGTCAGGTGAGAGTAAACTCATTGATGAAGATTCTAATGTGTTGACTCTATACAATGATGATTTTGAAGCTTTTTGTAAATATAACATTCAAGACGTAAGACTTATGGTTCTTTTAGAAGATAAGTTAAAGTATATTAATCTGGCTATAATGATTCGAAATATTTCTAAAATTAATTTTCAAGATGTTTTCTATGAAACGCGAATTCTAGACAACATATTTTTAATGGAAGCGGTTAACAGACGTAACACTGGTACTTGGAATTATATTCTTCCATCTAAACCGTTAGACACATTTAAACAAAAATTCTTAGGTGCGTATGTTAAACCTACATTAAAAGGACTGTACAAGTGGGTAGCTGACTTAGACTTTACTTCTCTTTACCCATCTATTGTTAAAACATTTAAAATGTCTAATGAAAGTTTAGTTGGTTATGTAAATCCGTTTCAGGAAATTGTTTTATACAACATATCAAAAGAGTATAATACTGATGATTATGATTACATTGTTAAAGAAATGTTTCCAAAGTATGTTAATTATAATCCAAACTTGATAAAACACAACAGTGATACATTAAAAAATGTAAAAATTGATATTGAATACATGCCAGTTTATTCGAATAAAAATAATCCAACGCAGTTTGAGAGTATCAAAATTTTTCTAAAGTGGTTAAAAGAAAACAACTACTGTTTTCTTCCAAACGGTGCCGTGTTTGATCAGTCTAAAGAAGATCCTATAGTAGCTAAAGTTATAGCTGATTTAATGTTGTCTAGAGAAAAGTATAAAAAACTTATGTTTGAAAATAAAGAAAAGAAAAATGAAGAAAAAGCAAAAATGTATAAAATATATCAAAATGCTTTTAAAATCATTAATAATTCTGTATACGGTGCTACAGCAAGTGAACGATTTAGACTCTTTAATCTACATGTTGCAGAAGGGATAACAACTTCTGGCCAGTTACTAATTCGTTTGTCAACATTTTTGTGTAACAAGTATTTAAACGAAATTGCTAAGACAAAAAATGTTGACTATGTTATAACCAATGATACTGATTCTATTATATTTACTCTTCAGAATATTGTTGATTACGATGTCAATGTTAAAGATTCTAAGATCTTATCTGAGATAGCAGACTACTCAAAACAGTGTCAAGATTACATAAATGATTCTATAGTAAATGTTTGTAAAAATATTTTTTACAAGACTAAAGCAAACACACAAAATAATTATCTACACATAAAAAACGAGTGGCTGTCAAACTCTGGGTTGTTTGTTGCGAAAAAAGCATATGCAGTTCATAGAATATTAAATGAAGGTCATGTTGTTGATGAAGTTGTTCCAACCGGCATTGCTCTTAAGAGATCCAGTACACCTAAAGCTTACAAACCTTTTCTGTCAAAGATCCTTAATGAGATACTAGATTTTAAGGATAAAAAGGAAATAGATAAGTTAATTATAGAAGAGTGTAACAACATAAAAAACAATCATTCTTTAAGAGATATCTCTCTTCCAATTTCTGTTAACAATATAGATTCATATAAAAAAAACTTACCAGTGCATATAAGAGGCGCGAGATTATGGAATGATTACTTTGCTGAATCAGATATGGATAAAATAAATACTGGTAAAATTAACTACATATATGTAAAAAATTGGACAAAAGATGAGTTAAATGTTAAAAAAGAGTATGTTATTTCTGTTCCTATGAATACTAAGTATTGGAAATTGATTGAAAATGAAATTGAAGTTGACTATGATAGAATGAAAGAAAGATTGATTGTTAAACCTATAGAATCATTTTATCAAGCTTTGTGTTGGGAGATACCTAGAGAAGTTTTTGCTAATAGTTCAACGTATGTGTTTGGAACAAAAAATACTGTAAACAAAATAAAATTAATATAGTTATAGCAATATTAGAGGAGGAAATATATTGGCAAAATTTATTATGCATGAAGATATAGAGTTGTATACAACTCATGGTCCACTAGCTTTAAAGTTAATATTTGATTTTTTTGAAAAAAATCAGTTGAGTAGTGATTTTAAAGTAGCAGGTTTTAAGGATCATAGAGAAACAGTATCATCTATCAAAGACATGAAGATGATATACAGCACTGTTGGTAGAATAGTTAAATTGTCTGGTATAGGTTTACATGACAATGACATTATTATCTATCCTAAACAGAAGTTTATGGATATAGCAGGAAAAAGTATTAGTGTAGAGAATGCTAAGAGTGGTGACTTATTCGTTTCACTGAATGGTATGTTACAAGTTGAATATGTTGGTGAAAAAGATTTTGATGAACCTGTTATCTTTTATCTTTTAGATTTAGAAAATAAAGAAACAGACAATTTATATGGAAACAACATAATATACTTACCTATAGAGGACGGTGATAAAGCCAATCCTTTTTTTACGGAGTGAAGAAATGTAAGGAGGGTTTAAAAAACTGGATTCGCTATACTATGGCGGTTTTAAAATTTAAAGATTATAATGTAATTAAAAATACTTCACTGTCTGCAAACTTTATGGCTTGGGAATTTCGCTGTAAACACTGTGGTAGTGTTGTTGTAGACACAGACTTAGTTGAGAGACTTCAAAGATTAAGAAATGAACTTGGAACTTCTGTATCATTAACCAATGCTTATAGATGTTTAGTTCACAATAGAAAAATTGGAAGTAGTGATACTAGTTTACACGTAGCTGGAAGAGCTGCAGATTTTTATCTTAAGTATAAAAGAAACGGTTACCAAACATTTTTAACAGCTGTTAAATATTTTACAGGTGTAGGATTTTATCAGTCTGGTATAAACCCTAAGAATAGTTACATGCATGTTGACAATAGAAGTGAAAAACTATACTGGCTTTCCTGGCTTCAAAAATCTGGTAGTAAAACAAAACGAGTTTACTTGTATTTTAGAAATTTAGACAACATGTATACTTACATGAAAAAAGATACAAAAATTGATTGGTTTAATCTGGTGATTTAACTAATGGCTGACATTAATTTTCTAGAACTATTTCATTTAAATTACGATAAACCAACTTTAATAAGTATGACAAATGAAGTAGTAGAACTATATGGTTTTCCATGTGAGTTAAGAAGATGGAATGGTATACAACCAGTGTTAGATCCTTTATATCAAGATGCACCTACAATTTTTAACTCTGATGAAGATCTTTATGATATTATACACACATTTGTTTATGTAGACTACAACAGATTTACTTCAGTTTTAAATGCTTACGGTTACTCTCTACAAAGCGACACATCAATAAATGGTGTCATGAAACTAGAAGATGATCCTAAAGCTGATGATATTATTAAATTGAAATTACCGTATGATGAAAAGTTTCCTATGTTTAAGATAGGTTTAGCAAATATTCATAGAGATATATGTTACAATGTAGTCTTAAATATCTACCACTCAGAAACTGGTGATCGTTAGTGGATGTTAAAAAGATTCTTTCACTTTTAAAATTTAAAACTAACTATAATAAAACTTATTTTATAGTTAATAAAGATATTATTATTGAGGAACAAGATATAAAAATATACAAAGGTGCTGTTATAGTTAACGCTGGTATTTTTGATGATGTAAATGAAACAGCATTTTCAGTGATATATCATGTTAAACCAATCGGTAGTGCAAATACCGAAAATATTAAAGAAGGTATTGTTGTAGTCAGTTTTAAAGAACTGTTAGCTTTAATACTTGCTCAAAAATTAATTCCATTTTTAGTTGATACTAATCATAAAGACACAGAAATTTTAAAACAATTAAATACATAAAGGAATGATAATAAATGAGAGAAGTAACATTAGAAGCATACACACCAATAAGGGTAGCATTAAAAGCAGGTTTAATATGTACAGCTTCTGAAGATAAGATAGAAAAGTATGATCCTGAAATATTCTTAAGTAAATTGGTTAAAGCTGGTCATGAAAGTGTAATAGAACATATTAATTATACATTTACTATTGAGTGTGTTTCAAGAGCTTTACTTCAAGAGTTAGCCAGACACAGACACATTTCTTTAAGTGTTCAGTCAACAAGATGGGCTCTTAATAAAACATTTGACAATCAACATCTATATTCTCCAAATGAAATAGTTGAAAGAAAAGATGAAAAAAAATATAATATTCTAAAAGATCTTCATGACATTTCAAGTATATTGAAGGAAAAAATTTTAGAAGCTGCTCAAAATAATATTCCGAATGATGTTTTAAAGTATTATATTCAAGAGTCTATGACAACAAAATTGGTTATAACTCTCAATGCTAGAGAGTTGAGACATATATTTAAACTTAGAACTAGTTCTAGAGCTCTTTTAGAATTTCAAAATTTATGTTATTGCATTTTTAAAGCAATTCCTGAAGATCACAAGTTTCTATACAGCGATATTTTTAGTTAGAGTGGTGAGTTTATTTTGATCGATAGTTTTTTTTATTCTGTTGTTTCTCAAATATTACCAATTTTAGAAGACAGTTCAATTAAATTTAACAACAAAGTTTATCCAAAAGAAGGATGGGCCATTTTTACTGTTGGTGGACCTGGGAGTGGAAAGAGTTACAGTGTTGACAACAGATTTTTAATTGATGCAAAGATATTTGACCCGGATAAGTTTAGGTATCTATATGTTCAACTTTTGAAAAAATACATTGAAAATGAAAATGTTCCAGAAGAAAAAAAGAAAAAGATGTTAGAACCTTTTGGTGGTGTACTACCGGATCTTAAAGATAAAAAACACGCTAGTATACTTCATAATCTTTTTAAAGAGAAAAAAACTTTTTCAAAGATGCTTGACTTGTTTACAGAAGGTCTTAAACCTGGAACACTTAAAAATTTAGTTATTGACACGACAGGAAACGCGTTAGAAAAAATTCCAACACACGCTGAAAAGTTTAAAATATTAGGGTATAAAACAGCTGTCGTGTGGGTACTAGCAGACTTAAGTTTGTCGTTAAAGAGAGTTAATGAAAGAGAAAGAACAGTAGATGAAGATTACTCTGTTTCTGTACACAACAAATTAATTGAAGAATTACCAAAAAGACTGAACAGTAATTTCTTTTCTAATATTGATGAATTTTTTATTCTTTTTAATACAGAAAATTTACCTGAAAATAAAAGTTATCAAGAAAAATACAAGAATAAAAATTCTATCTTTAAACTTGAAAAAAGAGACAGTAGTTTTGTTCTTCCTTCAAGTGTTTCTGATAAACTTAAAAGTATTCGACATGTTAACACGTCAGTTAGAACTGCTAGTAAAAATTTAGTTGAAAAAGCATACAAGATTATTAAAGATGATCAGTTAAAAAAAGAAACTGAAGAAACATCTATGATTGCTCCAGCTCCTTTTACACCAGTAATGAATACAAAAAATGAAACAATTATAAAGAAAATTAAATCAGATTTAAGTGACAAAGAAAACAAAGTTGTTGAATCTGCTTCAATGTCAAAAAAAGAAGAATTTACTGAATTTTCTGATCTGTTAGATATAGCAATACAATATCTTGAAGTTGCTGAAGATAAAGAAACAAGAAAAGAAGAGTTAGAAGCTTTAAATAAAGCTAATCAAGCCGTTAAGAGTTATATTAAGTTGCTTTACGAAGGTATGTTGCCTGATAGAAAAGATAAAGAAAAAATAAAAGAGATTGCAAGTTATATTTCTGGTGATGAAGGAATACTTGTAAAAAATGTTACAGAACTAAAGAGGTTAATAAGAGAACAGATAAATAAAACAAAAGCAAAGTATACTGATTTCATTAACCAAAAAAATATTGCTAGATATAAAACATTAGTTACTAATTTAAAAGCAGACCCCATTGAAATTAGAAAATTAATTGATTTTGTCAGTAACAGATATGGAAGTTTAGAAGATTTACCTTTAGAAAAGATTAGTTCAGTTATAAACATTGCTTGGAAAGAGTTAAGTGCTTTAAATTTAGATTTATCTAGAGCTATAGCTGCACTTAGTCCTGAAGGTTACGGCGAGGGTGAATTTTTTATTGAGTTTATTTTTGAAGATGCTCAAGTACAAGGTGGTTCTGTTAGTTTTGATATTGCTGCAGGTTCAAAAAAATATGAAGTAAAGTGTTATCCTAATACTTCTTCTGACATCAGATTAGGAACAGAAGGGGCTCTTATGAACTTTGAAGCTTACCACTTACTAGTTAAAGTGTACACAGCAATTAACAATCTTTTATCTTTAACACCAAACGAGTTTACTATTTTTGAAAATATGTGTACTAGTGCTAAACAAAAATTACCTATTGATTATCAAGACAAACCTCTCTTGTCTACTTTAAAAACTTTATTTTCAAGTAAAACAGATGATACAACACTTTTACAAAAATTGAATACTGGAGAGTTAAGTGTTAGAAATATTGAAGCTACACAACATGTTTTTGATATATTTGAAATATTAGTGAATAGTATTTCTGACAATGATTTTGAGTATGTTAAGTTAATTAATAAAAATGACATATATCCTGTTAAGAAAAATAAAGATGAAACACTAGCAATTACAAAAAGATCAGACGGAAGTATTGTTATAGAAACATATCCTCTTATAAATAAAGAAGATGAAATAAAAATTATAGAAATATTAAATCAGATTAGAAATTCTTTAAATGAAGCAAATAAAGTTGCTGGGGATAAGAATTTTTTAACATACTTTAAAGAATCAATCACTGAACAGATAAACAGCGGCTTTAAAGATCATCCAATGATTCTAATGAATGAAAATTTAATATCAAAAAATAATCCTCCTTCTACTCAAAATTTATGTTTGGGTGTATTTACAGAATTTGCATTTGCAACTATAACACAGAAAAATGTAAAAATTGTACCAGTTTCTTAAAATTCTATAAGTTAAATAATAACCGGTAAATAAAACCGGAAAAAACAAAAGGAGAGTGTAGTAAAATGAAGTATGCAATTGATGTACATGAAATGGTTTTTCCGAAGTATGCAAAGATTCAGTTTAAGATTAACAAAGGTGGAAACTTAACAGTAGCGGCGTCTCCTTCTTTCACTCCTGGTCAACTACCAGAAGGAACAAAGGGTGGTAAAGTACCAAAAGGAACAAGAGTGTTTGACTATGATAAACAAATAATCACATCTCTTGGAATTCCTGACATTATTAAGTTGATCGACATGTCTAAAAAGAAAGTAGCAACAGAAAATGTTGATATTTTTAGAAACAGTGAGAAGTACAACAAAAAGATAACGTTTTCTTACAATTTAGACGAGAGTACTGGTGCTGTAAAGTTTTTAACAATCTACTTTCACTCAACAGACTATACTGGTAAAGAGATTAAGTTTTATCTACCAATTTCTCTAGCTAACTTTGAAGAAATTGCACATATTCTACAGTCTTATCTATCTTCAGTTTGTTCTATTAAGTTGTTTTGTTTAGCAGAAACTGATGATTCAGAAAGCAACAATTATAATTTTAAAGATTAGGAAGGAGAGTGATGCACGGTTTGATTGTGTATAGAGATAGAGATAGAGGTAATGATTTTTAAGTTCACAGAAACATGTAGAAAAAGTGAGTTGTGAAAAAGATTTAATTCTTTTCAAAATAAAAGGGCTTATGAGCCCTTTTATTTTTTAGCTATTTACAAAGCAAAGATTCTGTGGTATAATATACTTACTGGAGACAATAACAGAAAAATAAAGGAGGATTTATCATGAATAAGAAAGAAAACAAAAACCTTCCTATTACAGATTCTAGAAGCAAGTATCTCAGTCTTTCTTTAGAAGCAGCAAAACATAATGAAGGAAATGACTGTACTGTTAGAGCTCTTTCTTTAGCTTGCGATATTAGTTACGATAAAGCGCATGAGATTTATAAATCTCTAGGTAGAAAAAACAGATGTGGCGCTCCTAGATTTATGACTTTTGAAGCTATAACTAAAGCTGGAAAGAACTTTGAAAAAATAAATATTAAAGAGTTTATTCTTTCTAAATACCCTAAATGCCGTCACAGTCTCAAGACTGTTACAACAAAACACCCTTCCGTCTATAAAAAGATCTGGCAGGATGGAAATAATTATCTGATGTTTGTTAGAGGTCATGTATTGGCAATAGTAAACGGTGAAACATTGGATTGGTCTGAAACTAGATCACTTAGAGCAAATTGTTTGCTTAAGATAGTTTAAGGGAGGAAATAAAAAATGGAGAATATCGTAAGTTATGATCAAGTACAGAAACTACGTGAAAATCCTGAGCAGTTTGCTAAATTGATCTCTAGTGTCTTAAACACAATGGGTAACGGCGAGTTTATAAAAGAAACTGTAGATGTTATTTGTCATAGAACACACCGGACCCAACAGCAGGTGATAATGGGAATGATTAGGTCTATGATTTATCAGTGGTCTGAAGATTTTAAATCTAAAAATTACGATGGTAGAAACGCCGCTACTTGTCAAGTTTGTAATAAAATTTGGGAAGCCTTTGCTGAAGACATGTGGCTTCCATATATCTAGAAAGAGGTGTTAGTAAATGATTACGTTTGGAAGAATTGAGCATGAAGCTGAGGTTGATACATTTTTGATGTATAGAAAGGTTGAGGTTTTTCTAGAAAACAAGTGGGTTGGTACAATTTATGAAAACAGTGAAGGGTGGTACTATAAACCAAAAGGAACTAAGATAAAAGGAGACACTTTTCCTACTTTAAAGGAGTGTAAATTAAGTCTCATTGGAGATGATTAAATGATATACACTTCATGTTACAGCAATAAGAATTTGTTAGATATTTCAAAACAATTAAATTTGGAGTTGCTGTCTGTTTCCGTTACTAGACCTGGTGTTTACAATGGTTTTGATTTTTCAAAAATCAGAATTTATAATGCTCTAGTTCCGCCAAAATCTTTAGTTTTTGCATATAAAAATAAAGAGATTGGTGTTAGAGCATATTGTTCTGCTTACATAGAACAACTTGATAAACTAGATCCTAATGATCTTTACAATGATTTAATGCAAACAGTGTTACTTTGTTGGTGCAAACCTAAACAATTTTGTCATAGACATTTAATTTCTTATTGGTTTAAAAAACACCAAGTTGTTGTAGAAGAGTTGCCATACAAAATATAAAGGAGAAGATAATTATGATACAACGTTGGCGAGCAAATATAGCATCATTTGAAAATAACATGTATCCTATCATGGAATCAGATGATAATGGTATGTGGATTGGGTATAATGATCACATAGCCATTGTTAATAAATTAAAACAGAAACATCAACAAGAACTAGAAGAACAAGCTGATTATTATAAAAAAGAAACAGTAGACGCTATTTAAATATTGATGAGAATCTTTAGAGAAAAAAATTAGCTATTTACAAAGTAAAGATTCTGTGGTATAATATACTTGTTGGAAATAATACAGGAAAATATGAGGAGGATTAATAATGAAAAAGAAAGAAAATAAAAATCTTCTCCTTACAGATTCTAGAAACAAGTATCTCAAACTTTCTATCGATTCAGCAAAACACAATGAAGCTAATGATTGTACTGTTAGAGCACTTTCTCTGACTTGCGATATTAGCTATGATAAAGCACATGAAATTTTTAAGAATCTTGGACGAAAGAATAGGCATGGAGTTCCTCGTTACATAACCTTTCAAGCAATTAAGAGGGCTGGAAAAAATTTTGAAGAAATTAAAATTGAAGAATTTATTCTTTCGAAATACCCAAAGTCACAGCATTTTAGAAAAACTGTAACTCCCAAACATCCGTTTCTGTTCAAAAAAGTCTGGCAAGATGGAAATTCATATATGATGTTTGTTAAGGGACATGTTTTAGCAATAGTTAACGGTGAAGTATTAGACTGGTCTGAAAACCGAGCTTTTAGAGCTAACTGCTTGATAAAAATAGTTTAAGAAGGAGCAAAAATGAGTATACCTAAAGACGCAAAATGTTGTGAAAAGATTTTTGACGGGTGGCACTATTATTCTTGCAAGAATAAAGCTTCTATTGAAAGGGATGGAAAATTTTACTGTAAAATACATGACCCAGTGCGGAAGGAAGAAAGAGAAACAGTAAGGAAACAGAAGATGGAGGAAAGATATGAAGATAAACTTAAAATGATGGCTATATCTAATCCAAAGTATCGAATAATGGAAAGGGCATTAGAACTGATGTGTGAGGATTGTGGTAAAAAAGGATTTACCGCTGAAGAGATTAAAAAATTTTATTTAGAGCAGGCGGAGAAAGAACTGACTAAAAAATAGGAGGATTTTTTAGTTTGATATACACCTCATTTTATAATAATAAAAATTTAATTAAAATAACAAACAGAATGGATTTAGATCTAGTGTCTATTTCTAATACTAGACCTGGTTTTTATAATGGGTATAATTTTTCAGAAATAAAAGTTTATAAACCTTTAGTTCCAGATTTTGATATTGTTAAAAAATTAAAAAATGATTCATTGTCTCCTAAAGATTATACTAAAATATATTTAAATCAGATAAACAAGTACAGACCAGAAGATATTTTTAATGAATTGATTCAAACAATTCTTTTATGTTGGTGTGCACCAAAAGCTTTTTGTCACAGACATGTCTTTTCTGACTGGTGCAAAAAAAATAGAATAGTAGTTGAAGAATTAGACTATAAATAGAGGTGGTTAAATTGTTTGATTATAATGAACAGGAACAGTTAAAAAGAGATAAAGATGAATTAATAAAAATATTAAAAGAATGTGATGAAGCAATGGAATACATATCAGAATGGAACCTTCCTATAAACTTGCCCAATAAAGTTAAAGAAGTTATTAGAAAATTTGAAAGTAAGTAGGATCTATAGTGATTAAAGTTTACAAAATTCAGAATAAAAAAAATAACATGTTTTGGACGGGAAAATACAAAAAATGCGATGAAAAAGGAAAAGTATGGTATAGAGTAGAAGAATTAACAAAAGATTTAAAAAAAATAAAAAAAATTCCTAAAGAGTGGGTAATACTTGAGTTTGAAGTTTTGCCTCTATCTGTAATAGAAATACCAATACCTTTTTAGCTATTTACGCTATTTACAAAGCTAAGTTTCTGCGGTATAATGATCTTGTTGAAAAAAAATGCCTTTAGGAGGAATATAAAATGAAGACAAGTTATGTTCCGGGGCTGATTAAAGCTAAGTACGTAATAGATATAGTTGGTTTGAGAGTAAGTGAATTTGGAGTAGATAATAATGAAAGATAAAAAAAGTGGGAGAGGATATATCCTCTCCCACTAGTGTTATTTTATGTTAAGCTAAACTAATAACTTCTATTTCTTCTGACCCAGTATCTGCTACGTATAAGTTTGTTCCTGAAATAAACAATCCTCTAGGATACTTAACTTTACCTGCTGTTACTCCAAAGTCTGCAGCTAGTGTTTGTTCAACCCAAGAAGTGTTAAACTTAGCTACTGTAGATCTGTACAGATCTGTTAAGAAGAAACTTGTTCCGTCAAACTCTATCCCAAGAACTGGGAAAGTATTTGTTGTAATTCCAATAAGTTTTGTTGAAGGATCTACGGTGTACTTAACGTAGTCGTCAAGAGTTTTCTTAACGTAAGGATCTGACTCAGCCCAACTGTCTCCAAGTTCAAAACTTACAACTCTGTTGTTTCCTGTGTCTGTAACAAACATAACATCGTTAGTAGCATGACCTAGTACGATATCATTTGGAGAGCAAAGACCAGAATCTTCACTGTGTCCTACAGAACCATAGTTAGCTACATGTGTGTTGTCAGATAGTTTCCAAACAGAAACTCTGTTGTTTCCTCTGTCTACAACATGAAGTTCTGTTCCAGCTTGGTTCAACTGCATTCCACATGGTTCACTAAGTGCTTCATCACCAGTTCCCCACTCACCCATAACTGCTAGAGAGTTTCCTGATCTGTCAACAATTTGAATTCTATGGTTAAACGTGTCTGAAATAATTAAGTTGTCTTCCTCATAGTATGTGTATGTAGCAAGAATATCTGATGTAGGAGCAATGTTAAACTCAACTGTTACAGCACCTGTTATTGGGTCAACAGTTCCAACACTGTAGTTGTCTCCGTTAAGAGTTCCACCAACTTCAGAATCTGTGAAAGTTTCATGTGTTCCAACAACAATTTCTACACTTCCAAGAACAACAGTTGTGTTGTCTAACTGAATAGCATAAGGACCTACGTCTCCAACAATTGTTGCAACTTCAACATCTTCTTCTTCATTGTAAAACTGAACTGTCATAGCAGCACTAAATGAATCAGCTACTAAGTTGTCATTTGCTAAGGCAATATCTTCAAAGAGTACAGCTTCACCGTCGCAAGGAACTACAACTTCTTCGTCTGTAACATCTGTTGTGTGGCTGTAAGATACAACCATTGCTTCTGTGTTAACTGGAGGTTTATTAAATGTAATTGCAATAACACCAGTTGAATATGCAATAGACCCACTGTCAATATAAGTTGTAGTGTCTTCAGTAAAACCGTTAGCACCATCATCGACAAATGAACAAACGTCAATGTAGTTGTAAGAGAATAAAAGATTTTCAGAAATTGGTGCATTAGTAAATACAAGAGTTGTTATAGCTCCAGTTTCATAGTTAATTAATCCGCTCGTTAAGTAAGAATCAGCTTGTAGATTTCCAGCACCATCATCCGTAATAGCACATGTATCAACATAATTGTAATCAGCTGTAATGTCAACAGCTTCTGTAGGATCAGCAAACAGTGTAATAGAAAAGTTTCCACTTGCGTCAACGGTTCCTGTTCCACCATTATCACCAACTAGTGTTCCAGGTGTTACTGAATCTGTAAATGTTTCTTTACCGGTAGCTACAATACTTACAGTTCCTAAAATAGGAGCGTTAACTAGTGTACCAGTATATGGTCCTAAGTTTCCATTCTCAGTATCTACAGTTGTATCTTCACCTGCTACAGGAACTACTACATCAATATTTGCAGCAACAGTACCTGCTTCAACCGGAGTGTTAGTTAGAGTAACTTCACTTCCAAAGTCAGTTTTAACACTGTTTCCTGCTACAAGTGTGTCTTCAGAAGCTACGTCAACTGAAATGTTAACTGAAGCAACAAATGAACTTGCAACTATATTATCATTAGCTAAAGCTTTGTCAGCAAATACTGTTAAGATACCATTAGCACCAATGTCTAAGTCTTCGTCTACAACTTCTGTTGTGTGAGTGTAAGCTGCGGTTAAGACTAAGCTTGTAGGTGCAGCATCTAACGTTAGATCTAATGTACCAGCAACAAAGTCAATTGAACCAGAATCAATTCTAGTAGCTGCACTTAAAACTCCTTCAGCACTGTCAGAAACTGCTATATCTGCTTCTTGATGTGTGTAAGAAGCTAGAATATCAATAACAGCTGTTGGAGCTTCACCAAGTGTAATAGAAACAACACCTGCTGTGTCTACTGTACCATTACCACTGTTTGCATCTGTTCCCTTTAAAATACCGTTAGAGTATGTTAGAGTATCAACACCGTCAGTTATCTGAAGAGTGTCTAACTTAATATCTGTGTTTGGTAGAGAAAACGCAAAAGCTCTCTCAGTATTTTCTGCAGCTACTTCTTCTACTACTTCATCTGCAACATCTGAGTTTTCTGCTCCACCAATCAAAATAATATCAGGGAATGTGTAAGACTTTGCGTTAAAGTTAAACTTTCCTACTTCACTTCCTGTACCACCAAAAGACGAAAGTATTGTTTCTAGATCTGTGTCAAACAGTTTAACTGTGTTGTCATGGTAGTCTAAAACAAAGAGTCTTCCGTATCTGTCTATTGCTGAGTTTACAGGTTGAAACATTTTATAATCACCTCATAAAAAATTTTCTAACAAATGTTAAGTATCACTACTTAATTAATTTTATTTTTTATAATCTTATTCGCCTTCGCTAACTTCTAATAAAGAATCTAAATCTAAAAGATATGAACCAGCTTCTATTGCTGTTTTAATATTTTCTAAAATAGTTTCTGCTTCTTCATCAGTTTCATAAGTTTTTGTTGCAATAGTAATACCATCATTGCTTATTACTATTATGTTATTACTTACTCCTATTGATATTTTTGCTCCAAAATACAAAATACCACCAAAAAAAATACTTATTAACATAAAAATATCATCTCCTTTTATAAATTATTAGTTAACATATTATTCTGATTACTATATTTCTTATGTAAAATTTCAAAAAATTTCTGTCCTTCACTATTTTCTAATTTTTCGTATTCTTTTTCAACAGATTGACTCATTTCAATTAATTTAACAATAAGTTTTGCAATTGAGAAGGTTTAAGAGCAGCTATTAATGTGTTTATGTTATTAAGTATCATATTCAAAACCACCTTATGATTTAAATATATTTTCTACTGGTTGTAATAAAGAAACATCTTTTTTATAATCAGAATATTT